GATTTGTGTGTGTGTGTGTGTGTGTATACAGGTGTACGTGGTAAGACAATATATATACATGTTTACACTTCATTCCACAATTCCCGGCCGGAAAGTCCATAGTCGAGCTTGATCACCTTCTCGGTACCAGAGGAAGTGTAATGCATCTCGAACCCGGACAAACCGAAGTCGACCTCGAGCTCACATATCTCCAGCTCAGTGAGAGAATAGCGAGCCCAAACTTCGTGAGAGGGAACGGTGAAGTCAACGTAGTCGCTGTCAGCCACTTTGTACTCTAACATACCTCTGACAACACGGTCAGTCTCAACAGTGGGGAGTCCAGCCCGCGACCTCATGTTCGAAAGCAACGTGAATCGAGCGTGAGGGTACGCACCACGCAGAAGCGAGGCTTGGAAGGACTCGGCGCGACGGCGGAGTGGGATCGAGCGGGAACCGGGCAAGTCGCCCTTACAGGTGCCGCTCAACCGCAGCAGAACGCCGATGTTGAGTAATGGTCGAATGACCCCGTCAGTGCAACGGACGGGGGAGTGTTTTAAGAATTGTAGCTGATGCCAATCGGAGCAATCTTCACAGGTCACGATGTAACCGACTTCAACGGCGGCCTTGACAACATCGGCCGCACCTTGAACGTTGGGAATTTGTGATATGGATAGGCCTATAAGTATGTTGGCCAGATTATTAATGATGGTGGTTAAGGTAGACCCACTGTACAATCGCGGTCCGCTGGGCTTCAATGTAACTCGGCGGCGCTTATTATTTACATCATATATTGTTATGTTCTCCTGGCATTGATCTATTAACTGCTGGGCCTCGGAGTGTAAAAAAGGTGGAAACAAATGTTTGAGCGCGTAAAACAACTCTGTGGTGTGAGAAGCGTCGCAACTAGATATGTCTATATTATATCGCAAGATGACCCCGTCCGCACGGCGGATGGACAGACAGGAATCATCAGAGAACAACACGAAGTAAAAGCGTCCCTCGGGCTCAATGAGCTGAGCAAAGACGCGTTCGAGGGTGGCGGGATCCGGGCTGGGAACGAACTCGATTTTCCCGCCATTGATGTGCAGAGGATGGTCGGCCATGGCCATTTTCATGAACTTGGTCAACCGAAAACCTTGCAAGGAACAAGCGACACCGAGGTCACCTATCATGCGTGGCACCTTACCGGGCTTGGCAATCTCGAATTTCTTCATTTTATACTCTGTGGTTTTACCGGGCGCGTGCCAGGTGTTATCGAAAATGTTGTTGTTATCTAACAGGTCCTCCCATGCTTGAATGCGGAGCAAACGCTTAGCGTGCGTATCGCCATGGTGGAGTTCGGCTTCGTGAATCATGTTGGTATAATCATGGAAGTCGGGGGCGTACATGAGTGCAAGATCGTGCAAGACGCCGTTGTTTTTGGTTATGTACATACTTTGGTTGTACTGCATGGCTTGTTCGTAGCCGATGCAGAGTGGGTTGCGAGCTTTCGTGATCCTGGTGGAGGCGAGCGAAACATTGTGGTTAATGTTTGCGTATACCACGCCTGAGTGAGCCACACAGGGCCCAAACAGGGAGTGGTAACTGCCATCAGGCTTGGCGAGAAGCTTCTCGGCAACTGAGGGTTCGGGAAAGCGGATGCGTCCGTCCTTCCAAAACCGCAACCCGGTCCGGCCCACTACCTGGAAAGCGCCGTTGAAGCCGTATAACGGCTCGACGCTCGCTTCCTGGCAGCGGACTTTGAAAGTGGGGCGGTGCGTAGGGACGTTTTTAACGCCACCCCTTTCCGAAA